AGATATGAAGGGCTAACGAATGCGAGTCATAGGTTTATGTGGATTTGCCGGTGCAGGCAAATCCACAACCTCTGAATACTTAGTCAAATATCATAATTTTTATCGACTAAGTTTTGCACACGCCTTGAAAGAAGTTACCGCAGCGGCATTCGGTTGGCCGCGTGAGAAGATGGAAGGCATCTCATCTCTCGATAGAGAATGGAGAGAAACGCCAGATCCATTCTGGTCTGAGATTTTTCAACGCCCGTTCACGCCAAGAACCGCGCTGCAATACATTGGCACTAACGTCTTTCGAACCCATGTGTTAGAAACATTTTGGGTGAACAATCTCATCGCACGGTTGCATCAATTACCAGCAGACGCAAACGTGGTTGTGGATGATGTCCGTTTTATTAACGAAAAAACAGCACTACAGTCATTAGGTGCGTCATTTATTATTATTCATCGACAAGATAAGTGGACACCTGAACATTACCGATTGTGGGAACATGCAGGTCAACCCGTGACCAGTGAGATATTACATCCATCCGAATGGGAATGGATTACAGAACCAAACATTGTACACGATACCGTGTTTATTAACGATGGTAGTTTTGACCGGTTGTATGCTACAATAGACAACTGGTTAGAACAGCATACTTGAGGATTATATGATGAATACACCCTATACATTGACCGATTCGACCCTTGAAATTCTGAAAAACTTCGCCAATATTAACACACAGGCAACGTTTAAAGCCGGAACATTTCAACGGGCTTGCAATCAGAGCCGTAATTTTATCGCAGACGTAGAACTATCAGACCCGCTTCCCGTTGAATGCTCGTTGTATGAGTTGAATCGTCTGCTCGGCATCATTGACACGTGCAAGGGAACCTCGCTACCGTCGATTTTGTTTGAAGACGCATCCCTGACGGTACTACATGATCATGGTCGTGTGACGATTCCATATGCTCATGCGGATGTGGTGACCAAGCTTCCAGACAATCAGTATCGTATGGATCACGAAATTGCCTCATTTGATCTTCCAGCCGCCATGTGGGCGAAGATGAAGAGGACGGCAGCGATTCTTGATGCAAATGCCCTGTACATTATTATTGACGATGACGGAAAACTTCAGGTCAATCTGGTCAATGAAGAAAAGGGTAGTGATTCGACCGGCGTGGCGACCTACAACATGCCAAATACAAATATCGTAGATGATAAGCCAAACACATGGGCCGTCAAGTTTGATGTGCTTCAGCTTATTCCCGGTGATTACACCGTGAGAGTGGGAGATATCAGTATTGCCGGTACCACACGTCAACTGTTTGGAATGTTTCTGACACTGAACGACCCTACGCGAAAGGTCACCTATTTGACATCAGGACATGTTGTAAAGTCTCGATAAGTGTGGTAGGATAGACCTATGGCTCTCACACAATTTATTTGGACTGAAAAATATCGACCGTCGACTATTGACGACTGTATTTTACCTAGCGATACCAAGAACACGATTAAGAGTTTTATCGCACAGGGTGATTTACCGAACATGATTCTGTCATCGACCAACCCCGGCATCGGAAAGACGACGCTGGCGTTGGCGATGTGTAAAGAACTGAACGCAACGACCATGTTTATTAACGGGTCGGAAGAAAGCGGTATTGATGTGCTGCGGACAAAGATTAAAAACTTTGCCGCAGCCTTGTCTCTCGACGGCAAACGCAAGTATGTCATTATTGACGAAGCGGACTTTTTGAATCCAAATTCGACTCAGCCTGCGCTGCGTGGGTTAATTGAGGAATTTGCAATCAATTGCGGGTTTATTCTGACGTGCAACTATAATAATCGTATTATTCCTGCATTACAGTCACGGTGTACCAACATCAATCTTGAAGCTTCACCAGATGAACAGAAGATACTCAAGTTGAAGACGTTAGATCGCATTCAATATATTTTGCGAGAAGAGAAGATTACGGCGGATGAGAAGCTCATCATCGGGGCAATCAAGCGTTTCTGGCCAGATATTCGTGAAACCATCAATGAGATTCAACTGGCGTGTTCTGATGGTGTCTTAACGCCTCGTGTGCTGGGTAAGCATAATGACGTGCAGTATGATTCTCTGTGGAATGCTATCAAGACACGAAATTACAAAGACGCTCGTGCATGGATTGGCCAGAATGCGAATATCGACGCGGCGAGTTTGTATCGAGCCGTGTTTGATTGGCTCCACGAGAACGCTGATGAAACGACACTGCCGACACTCATTGTGTTGACGGCGGATTATCAATACAAGCATTTGAGTGCAATCGACCCTCATGTGCATCTCGCCGCCTATGTTCTGGAGATTATGCACAATGCCCGATACAAGTAAAGATTGGGAAGAAGACTGTCTCACGTTTCGTGGTGAAGTTCTGACCGGAATCGGCGCACATTGGTGCGTCGAATGGGATGATTTACCTATTGACGAAACCTGTTATGAATGGCCCTGTTGTGAATATGCGGTGGCTCTGAATATTCCTTCAACAGTTCATAACTGGGTAAATCAAACAACTGAATGGGTGGACCCCGAATGAGTAAGAAAACTTCCGAAACCAAAAACACGACATTTACCACTATCAAAGCTATTTCAGAGACACGACCTCTTACGTATAAGGATTTGAAAGACGCGAACGCGCCCTATGAACCGTTTCTGGTGAATCGGGCGTTTTCGTTGTCTGAAGATTCGGCGTTAGCTGCGTCTCTAATGAATTTGCGCGGGCATCTGGATGCAGACATTCAAGCGTCGTTTTATATTCATGCCTTGCGCCCACGTCGTCGTTTTGAAAAATGGCCTAAGTCGTTAGAACAAGACGATGTTGCTACTATCGCTAAATACTATGGAATGGGTCGTCGTGAAGCTACTCTTCATGCGCGACTCCACACAGCCGAACAAATAACCGCGATGAAGGAAGTATTGAAACTTGGTGCTGAACCATCGCGAATTTAGCGATGGGGTCAGTTCTATGAGTTTATATAATTACGAATCAAGTTTCATCGAGGTGAAATTTCCGATTATATATGCGAACGGTCAACACGTTCCAGCCGATAATTTTTTAAAAGTAAAAGAAACCTTAACACGTATTGGCGCACCCGCATATGTAAAAACCCCTGAAGGGGATACAACAAAGATTTTATGGCAATCATGCCACATCTTACATAAAAAACAACGGTATTGGCTAGTGCATTTCAAAGAAATGTTCTTGTTAGATGGTAAAGAATCACGCACTATCATTACCGAAAATGATCTAGCTCGGCGTAATGCTATCGCACTAATTTTACAAGATTGGGGTCTTATCGAAATCCTCGATACAATGCGTGTTCATACACCACAACCAGCGCCCATTGAAACCATCAAAATCATTTCATACCGAGACAAGCAAAATTGGGAACTCAAAGCCAAATATGAAATTGGAAAGATTCATGTGTCATGAATATAAGTGACACGGGCATTAATCTGATCACGGAATTTGAAGGCTTTCGAAACACCGCATATCAAGATGGCGCGGGCGTTTGGACAATTGGGTATGGCACGACAGTTATCGATGGCCAGCCCGTCAAACCGGGAATAGTGTGTACCGAAGATGACGCAAAAGTATGGCTCAAAACGGATATGATGACGGCAACACGTGCCGTGTCAACATTGTGCAAACAACCATTAACACAAAATCAGTTTGACGCGCTCGTCTGTCTCGTCTATAATATTGGCAGTGGTAATTTCTCCGGATCGACCATTTTACGAAAAATCAATGATCCGGCACTCGGCCCTTCAGCGGTGACGCAGGATAATTTTACCGCATGGAATAAAATTAGAAACGACGGAAAACTGGTCGTGTCTAATGGGCTAACACGACGCAGAAAAGCAGAATATCAATTATTTTCAAAATGAGGACACTATGAATCCAGAAACAGCAGAATTGGGACCGCAGATTAAGATTATCAAGTTTATGTCAGGGCAGGAAGTCGTTGCGCGAGTGATCGGCGGCGACGGTATTGTGTATGTGCTTGAATCACCTCTCACTGTGCAGCCTGTTCGGCAGGGTGATAAGATTGGCATGGCACTCACACCATTTTCTCTCGCGGGCAACGCCGACAAGCAGGTCACAGTGGCAAGTTTGCATGTGACGTGTATGATGGACCCCGACGAGCAGTTCAAAACACACTATCTCGCCAATATCGCCGGTATTGAACTCCCAACGAATTCTCCCGGCCCTCGTATTAGTTTAACCGACTAATCGTTCGTCATGCCAACGGAAGTATGCTATACTTCCGTTGGTTCTATTTGTCCAATCCATATGCCATCATTTTATGATACATACACAAATATTGCGGTAATTAATAACGATATTTGTATCCGTCTTCGCCATCCTGAAACAAAACACGGTGAGTATTATAAAATCACCGACTTCACACCAACAACGTTTTCGTTAACGTCGTCAGAACACATGACCGATGGGTGGAAAACGCTTGATGGCACACCACTTCGGCAGCGAGTGCATAAAAATATCAAAACATATAATATCTACGTTGACCAAGCCGCCGCAGAAGGAAAAAAGATTTTTGGGGTCATTTCTCCGATGCATCAGTTTATGGCGTCCTACACCACATCACAGTGTGGGGTTCCATTTGATTCCATTCGCGCTGCGTTTCTGGATATTGAGGTGGAAACCACTGGAGGATTTGCCACACCAGAAAACCCATACCAGCCCGTGACCGCCATCACTGTAGAGATTTGGGGAACGTATTGGGTGTGGGGTTTTGGTGATTACACACCTACAGCTAAAAATATTAATTACACAAAATGTAAGAATGAAAACACGTTACTTACGTCGTTCATTAAATGGTGGACAACAGATTATCCTGATATTATTACGGGGTGGAATACCTCGGGTTATGACATTCCGTATATTATCAAACGAATTAATCTACTGCATAAGGATGGTCATCTGAAGTGGGATGCGCGTGTCTTATCGCCATGGAGAAAAATCACCTCTCGTTCCATTACTATCATGGGTCGCGAACAAGAATTGATTGACATCGTAGGTGTCGCCTCGTTAGATTATCTTGATTTGTATAAGAAGTTTAGCTCGACGCAGCGAGAATCATACCGACTGGATGCTATTGCTGAAGCTGAACTTGGTAAGAAGAAATTGTCATACGACGAGTATGGGTCGTTGCAAAAACTTGCGGAAGAGGATTATCAGAAATTCATTTCGTATAACATCACCGACGTTGAACTCGTACGGGCGCTGAATAATAAGTTGCACCATCTAGACTTGTGTGTGCAGATTGCCTATGGTGCCCGCACCAATTATGTGGACACATTCAAACCTGTCCGTTTGTGGGATGCCATGATGTATTACGAGTTGTTCTCTAAACACATTGCTGTCCCTACCAAGATCGACCAACAAAAAAATGTCGATTTTATGGGTGCATATGTAAAAGTTCCGATTGTTGGTGAACATTCATGGGTGGTGTCTTTCGACGTGAATTCACTATATCCGTCTATCATGCGGCAGTGGAACATCAGTCCAGACCGGCATTTATCCATCGAATGGCTGCGTAATCGGTTGACCCAAATTGAATACGAAGACGTTAACACAGATATTCAAGTATTTTCGAGTGAAGAATGCACTCCGAGAGAATGGATTACGAACGTATCATCGGACGATATAAAAATTGTTCGGTGGGCATTACAATCACTCATCGAATATCTCGAAACCAGTGATATCGATAGTATGTTGCGTGATATCTCCGCGCATGATGACCCATGGCCGTGGCTGCGCGTATTATCAGTCACAGTGTCTCCAAACAAGCAAGCATTTCGCGTTGACCATATTGGGTTTTTGTCGGAAATGTTGGCCGCGTTATATAATGAACGGTCTGCAAATAAAAAAATTGCAACAAATGCCAGCAAAGAAGTTGAGCGCATTGAGCATATTCTAAAAGAACGAGGAGTACAATTTTAATGGAACCCCCTCTTGAAGAGTTATCGACTGAAGAATTATTAAAGAAACGTAGTGAACTTAAGGCGTTAGCTATTCGCGCCAACCTTCAGCAAACTACGCAAAAAACCGTCTTAAATTCTGTGTATGGTTCATATGGCAGTCCATACTTTCGGTTTTTCGATTTGCGGCAAGCGGAAGCAGTTACCATGGTCGGACAAACTATTATTCGATTTGTCGCAAATTCAATCAATGAATATTTGAACAAACAATTCGGGACGAGCCGAGACTATGTTATCGCCAGTGATACCGATAGTGTGTATTTAAAACTATCTATAGCTGTTGCCAATATGACAAATACCGATGCTATTATCGAGTATCTTGATAAGTATTGTGAAACCGAGCTTCAAGAAGTCATTGATAATGCGTTTAAAAAGATTGGTTATGTCTTCAACACTCAAGAAAACGTACTAGCGATGAAGCGGGAAGCCATTGCTGAGTATGGCATTTGGACTGCGAAGAAGCGATATCTTTTGTGGTTACATGACAATGAAGGTGTACGATACGATCCTCCAAAGCTTAAAACAGTAGGCGTTGAAGTTGTTCGCTCGTCCACCCCAAAGATTGCGCGTGATCATTTAAAGAAAGCGATTGAATACTTTATTTTGCGTGATGAAGATAGTTTTTATAAACTCATTGAAACCGTTGAGCATGAGTTCATGACTCGCCCATTTACAGATATTGCATCGCCGCGCACCTGTAGCAAGATGGACAAATATCCGATATTACCGAATGGGGCGTTCAGCCTAAAAACGCCTATTCAAGTGAAAGGTTCGTTGATTTATAACAAACTCATCAATGAACTTAACCTTGAACAAAAGTATCCACTCATCCGTGAAGGTGAAAAGATTCGATTTTGCTATCTCAAAGAACGCAATCCGTTAGGTTGTAACGTTATCGCGGCACCGCATATATTACCGACCGAGTTGAATTTAGAAAAGTTTATTGACCGTCGTGAACAATTTGAGAAGACGTTCGTTGCACCACTCGAAAAAATTATTGCGTATGGTAATTGGTCGGTGCATCCAAACGTCACGCTATTTTAACAATTCATAAAAATATCTAGTATACTAAGCAACAGGAGAACAAAAGACTATGTCATTTTTTAAATCGATTATCAAGGATCTTCCAGCAATGACTTCAATGGCGGTGGATGGCACAAGCTCATCTGAATTTGATGGGTATGTCGATACCGGCAGTTATACATTAAATGCGGCATTGAGCGGTTCCATTTTTAATGGAATCCCAAATAACAAAGTGACCGTATTTGGAGGTGACCCCGCAACCGGTAAAACATTCTTTGTGCTGGGTATTATCAAGCAATGGCTTACTGATAACAAGGAAGGGTATGTGTTTTATTGTGACACGGAAAGTGCGGTCACCAATAAAATGCTTGAAGACCGAGGGATTGATTTAACCCGCGTAATTAAATCCGAACCTGAAACGATTGAACAGTTTCGGCAAACAATTTTACAGCTACTTGATAAGTATATGGAAGTACCAATCAAGCAGCGAGAGCCATTGCTGATCGTGTTGGACTCACTCGGTAATCTGTCTTCCGTAAAGGAAGTGGAAGACATTCGTGCTGAGAAAGACACTCGCGACATGACGAAGGCTGGTTTGATTCGCGGCACTTTCCGTGTGCTTCGGTTGCGCCTCGCTAAAGCGAATGTGCCGATGGTCGTCACCAACCATGTGTATTCTGTCGTCGGCGCGTATGTTCCCACCAAGGCACTGAGCGGTGGTAGTGGGCTAATTTACGCCAGTGATTGTATTGCGATGCTTTCCAAGTCAAAGGAACGCGACAAGGAACGTAATGTCGTCGGGAACATTGTGAAAATCAGAATGGAAAAGTCACGTCTCAGCAAAGAAAACTCTGAGGTAGAAGTACGTATTTCGTATTCGGGTGGACTTGATCGTTTCCATGGTATTTTGGAAATGGCAGTCGATGCTGGTATGGTTGAAAATAATAATGGTCGATATCTCTTTCCCGGTTTTGAAAAAACAGCAACAGCTAATAAGATTGCAGAATCACCAACAACATATTTCACACCAGACTTCCTGAAAAAGTTGGACGAAAATTATGTACAACCAAACTTTAGTTATGGACGAATTGTCGCTACACAGAATGAACCAATTCTTGAAGAAGAATAAGAGAGTTAAACCGTATGATTGAACCGATGATTTTAGCAAATTTAGTAAAGGACGAAGAATATACGCGGAGAGTCTTGCCCTTTCTTAAAGCTGAATACTTCACCACGGCTTCGGGGAGAACTATCTATACCATCATCAATCAGTTTGTGTTAGCGTATAAAATTCCACCAACATTTGATGCCATCGAGATTGAATTAGAAAAATCGTCATTGAATGGAAACGCACACGCAGATGCAAAAAAACTCATTGTTGATATTACACAGATTCTAAAGATTGATGACTCCCGAAGACCGTGGCTCATGGATGAAACAGAAAAGTTCTGTAAACAACGAGCTATTTATTTGGGAATTGCTGAAGCGATTGAACTCATCGATAGCACACCAGAAAATGCGGCGTCCGTTCCGGATATTCTCAAAGAAGCATTATCGGTTGGGTTTCGAACTAATATTGGTCATGATTATTTTGAAGATATCGAAACACGATACAATCTCTATCATCAACAACGAACCACAATTCCGTTTGATTTAGAACTCTTTAACAAAATCACACGGGGTGGATTATCACCTAAAACATTAAACGTTATTGTTGCAGGCACCAATGTAGGAAAATCTCTGTTTCTGTGCCATGTGGGCGCATCGACAATAGCACAAGGTAAGAATGTGTTATATATCACGTTGGAAATGGCAGAAGAACGTATCGCTCAACGTATTGATGCAAATCTTCTTGATGTAACCATGGATACGTTGGAACAAATGCCATTAAAAACCTATCAAAATGCTTTTGAAAAGTTACAGCAACGACAAAAATTTGGAAAGTTGATTATCAAGGAATACCCGACGAGTGCTGGTCACATTGGTCATTTTCGCGCATTGCTTGATGATTTGGCATTAAAGAAGAAATTTGTTCCTGATTTATTGATTGTCGATTATATCAACATTTGTGCTAGTGTCCGGTTTAAAGCAAACGGACAAACTAACTCATACACCTATGTGAAGTCTATTGCAGAAGAGTTGCGCGGTTTGGCGGTCGAATATAATGTTCCGTGTTTAACCGCAACACAGTTCAACCGAGAAGGTTACGACACATCAGATCCGTCGTTAACGAATACCAGCGAATCGTTTGGGTTACCACAAACGGCTGATTTACAAGTGGCGCTCATTACAAGTGAAGAATTGCAGCAAGATGGGCTACTCATGGTCAAACAATTGAAAAATAGGTATGAAGATATTTCGAAGTTCAGACGATTTACAATTAAGGTTGATAAATCGAAAATGCGGTTGTCTGATGACAAAAATCAAAATTATGTATCAGACCCCATTCAACCAAGCCATTCACAAAAAAATCATGTGAAAACTGAGGATTGGCGTATATCGGATGAAGAATTAAATCAGTTTATTAGACCAGAAAAAACAAAGCCAAAGGATAGCAGTCCGTGGAAAATTACGTTTTAATCCGCAAATAAATATGGCATATGAATATACGGGCGCTTCAACAAAGTATCGAACAAGATAGCCATGTTGTGTCCTCTGCTATAAATTATGTTTTTTCTACAACAATTAATCGGGTTAAAAAAACAAATCGTGCCGTCAACGCACTCACGTTTGTCGGGCACTTAAACGCAGCACTAGATAAAACGGGGGTGCGAGTCCACATCGATACTGATGACTTACTCGCATCCCCAACAGATCAATTATTTTATCCAGTGTTGAGTGCATTATGTTATGAACCAAAACACGCCGAGAAGCCAGCGAAAATTAGGCTAACAATATCCCTACACTCATCAACAAATCGTTTAGTATTATCAGAAGACGCGTGGGAATTTTTTAGATTTAAATTTTGGAAAATTGTTACTCACGAATTAGTGCATCGCGCTCAATATCAAAAAGGCCGTACCGAACAAAACATGTTCGTATTCAAAACTCAAATTGAAGACGTGAAGTCAGAACAATACAAAAATCAAAAATATTTGGGTGAGCTTGATGAGATTGAAGCCTATGCCCGTGATTGCTACGAAGAATGGCATTACTTTTATCCAAATACGGAAATGACGTTAGACGCATTACAACAAGATTTCGGACCCCACGCTACACTACCTACCATCGAATTTTATTACGAAACATTCGGTGATATTAACGCGCTTCCCGTTAAACGCTTATTTTCTAAGACATTAGAGTGGAACAAACACGTGAAACTCCCCATCGCACAATATATACCAAAGATAACAGTCACATTACAAAAAATGAAGGAACAAAATAAAACTAAATAGCATATGACTATGCTTATCGAACAACAACTCATTAACATATTTGAAGCCTATTCCGGTCCTCGACCTGTCGTGTTTTGCGATGTCGATGAAGTGCTTGCTAATTTTCGCGAAGGCGTTCAACAAACATTTCCTGATGCAGACTTATCAACATATCCGAAACTTCGCAGTTTCTTAAAGAAACGCGAATCGTGGGAATTGTTGAAGACCGAAAATCCTCACATTTTTCGAAATTTGCCTGTCATGGACGGTGCGAATGAATTAATGAAAGGACTGTTAAATTTAAAAAAATTGAATTATATCAGTTTAGAATTTTTGACAGCCTATCCGGAAGAATGGCGGAATGACGAAGAAATGAAATACATCTCAATTAACGATAAGCATCATTGGTTGTTAACACATTTTCCCTTTGTTCATAAATCTGATATTCATGTGTGTCTTAGAACGGAAAAACCTTCGTATGGCGTAAAAGCGTTCAAAGAAACCGGTATTCGGCCATTATTGATTGACGATATGAAAATTAATATTGAACACTGGCGTTATGAAGGGTTTCAAGGAATCGTGTATCTGAATCCCAAACAAGCGTTGTCTGAAGTCAAGCAATACTTGACGGTAATGGTTACAGATGCGTTGAAAACACAATTGCCTAGCATTAACAAGAAACGTAAGCCACGGTAATTCTATGAAAACCGCCGTTATTCTTTTTGGAAGATTCAACCCGCCGACACGAGGACATCAAGAACTTATTGAGTCATATGCATTGCCGTATGCTAAAAAACATAAAGCGGAGTGCATTGTGTTTATTACGCACACAGAAGACGCTGATAATCCATTAACCTATAACGAGAAACGATCCATTATTCATGCGCGTTTTCCAACGTTGCGTATTGGCGACGAGAACGTGCGGACTTTATTTGATGCATTACATGTTACCGCCACAACACACAAACATATTTTTCTCATTTGCGGTAAAGACCGTAGTAATGAATTCAAGACTATGGTTCGTGAATGGAATCAAAAGCATCCGTCTATTCATGTGACCGTGGTTTCAACACCACGTAATGAAGACGCGGTAAGCGGTCATTTATTGAGACAAGCTGCGCGTGACGGAGATGTTGACACGGTGAAGAAATTAAGTATGAAAACGACCAATCCATCAGCATTAATACGAATTATTCAAAAACGTTCAACTACGATGAACGAGGAACATATGACATTTAAATCATACGCTCAGTGGGTGTCAGAAGCAAAAGATGATGAGTTTACCCCGTTAGATACGCCGGGTCAAAATTCGTCACCCAAGAAGAAACCGAAAGATGAGCCACAACCAACAGATACCGACGAGGCGGAACCAACCGACGAACCGGACGAATCGCCAGATGAAAGTGACGAAGATACACCGTCGCAACCAGCACCAAAGCTGTCTAAACCTCTACCAGCCGATGCGACAGAAGATGATGGTCGTGTACCGTCAGATACGCCCAAAAATCAATCAAAATTGGTGATTCACCCGGATATCCGAATGAAATATAAAATGAAAGAAAAGGCGAAACGTTTGGTCAGTGGCGATAAAACAGAACGCCTAAATAAAAACAGTAGAGTAGGTGTCGGGCATTATATTTAACATGGGAGCAAATGATGAGTGAAACACCAGAATTAGTAATTATTGATGTGGCAGAAATTCGCGCAAAACAGGAAGAATGGATTGCACAACTTCAGCAAATCCAAGCCGAACACCAAAAACTAGATCGCCATATTGCGACATTAGAAGGCGCAATTCAGGCATGTCAAGTTTTTATAGATATAAATACCAAACAGGAATAACCTCTAGGAATTATTAACCATGGCAGATAAAAAAATTACAGAACTTACCGAACTCACGACTACGTTAGATCAAGATGATTTATTTGTCGTTGTCGATAATCCGGGGTCCGCAACACCGATCACTAAAAGTCTCAAGGCATCAACCTTATATGGCGGTGCGTCATACTTAACCACGAATACGCTTCCAACGCGCATTTTGTTGAACGGTATTATTACTTCAAACGGTGTAGCGGCGTCGTCAGGATCAAACACAGTTGCGGGCAAATTTGAAGTTAATACCACGTCGTATTCTACAAATACGAATTATCAATACGGTATCGTTGGCATTTCACGACTCAACGGTGCAACCGCTAATGTGACCGTTGAACACGCTGCCGCCAAGTTTATTCTTGATGTCGGTGCTGCTGCTGCGGTTATCGCCAACACCCACGCACTGATTATTCAAGTGACCAATAATGCCACACGCGTCCAAAACACCGCATCGTTTATCGGCTTCGGTGAATCATCAAGCGGCGTGACTAGCACTACTACATATCTGTTTGATATCGGTCTAAATGGAACCGCCAACGTATCTGCAAATACATCAGTCGGTGCTAACAGTTTAGCCATGGTCACGAATTGCACGTCAACAAAAACCGCTAATCATATGATCAAAATCCGTGTGAACGGAGTTGATATGTGGTTGTTAGCATCCAACGTCGCGCCAGCCTAATTATAGTCTAGGTGAGTCCAATTAGAGAGAGGATTAACTCCTCTCTCTTTTTTTATCGTATCATGCAAAATCTTACTAAAAAAACCTTCTTTGCGTATGCTCTTCAGATGTATAATAACCCTAGTTGTGGGGGCATAGAAGAATTTGAAGAAGATTTATTACGAATTAAATATACCAAACGCCTTTTGCATCGATATAACAGAAATAAAGAAATTCCCGTTCGTCTCGTTCTCAACCACATTATTGGTATTACCAATGTATTTCAGCCACATTCTGTGGCACGTTTATTATTTTTCAAAATTGATCCATGTGCGCATTCTTCTTTAAAGACAATTCTTGAATATCTCAATCTCATGCCTGATGAAGTGTTTCTAATAGACGGACGAACAATACTAAATACTGATATACCAAGGGATGAGTTTTTGTGGAAGCTTATAAAGGACACGGTTGAACCAAATGGAACGCTTATCTGAAATTTATGATGTTTATACGTTGTATAAGCTATTAAACCAGCCGTATAACGAAACGTTATTATTTGAGCATGGCATCATTAACGACCGGGGTCATGTTCTATTAACGACCGATACAATGACACCCTTGCAAGAAAAATTGTGGTCACCCTTTAATCAAGTGGTTCATAAAATTAAAGAAGCTATTGCTACGTCTCCCCTTCCCAATAAAATGATGCAGCAATACACCGCAGCTATTTTTTTGTGTAATGAGTCACAACGAGTGAAGACGTTATCGAAGCTTTCTCCCGACTCATTGTTAATAACATTTATGGGTCCGCGTTCGCACAATTACGTGAAATGGGCATCGAGTATCTGTGAATCTCGGTTTATGGACGAAGACATGGCGTTGCCCACAACGTCTGCTGGCGGCGGTAATATCGCGGGGATTGGTGTGGGGCCACAGGGTGAGCCGGGTAAATTACCGAAGAAATTTGCCGGTTGTCAAGTATTTGAAGTCAATTCATCCACATTTCAAAAATGTCTGCATGGAAAACTTCGGTATGAACAATACAAGAAATATGTTGGGAACGACCAGATTGGCGAAGAAATTAGACAGTATGGCCGCAAGAATCCAAAAAAAGGAATTATTCTTATGGATGCGGTCACGGGGTCCATGTTATATCTAAAGCGACCACAAATATGACACCTATTTCTAAGCCAAAGAAGAAATCGAATACGAATGCTAATGATATGGCTCTTTCTATCGCAATGTTGGAACAACACGCAGACCAAACAACGGAGCGGTTCGAAGTGCTGGGAGAAAAATTCGATAGAATTTTAACAAAAGTTGAAGAATTAGCCCTCAACACCACGGCTTTAAATACTCGTCATGATACACAAATACAAGTTTTACAACGACAAATGGCGAGTAATGAAACTATTATTACACAAATCCGTGAAGATATATCAGCAATGTCTTCAAAAATAACGGATAATGTGAGCAAAAAAATCGATCAAGCCTTAGAAGAAATGGCAAAGAACACTGAGGCGACCAATAAAAAATATGATCTGCTTGAATCCCGTGTTCAAGTGATTGAACGGTGGCGTCTGCTCCTGATTGGTGGCTCTATTGTCATCGGTGCTATCGTTATGCGGGCGCTCGATATCGCTTCTAGTTACATGTCAAAGTAAGTATGTTATACTATCGGTATGAGTCAGTGGCTAGACGAAAAGTATATTAATCTTATTGGCATCCAGCTATCCAGATTTCACAAGCAATCAAATAATATTTGGTCGTTCAGATGTCCCCTTTGCGGTGATTCTCAAAAAAACCGCAACAAGACGCGTGGATACTTCTTTTTATACAAACAGAAGTTTTTCTTCAAATGCCACAATTGTAATGAGGGGATGTCGCTCAAACGATTTATTCGAGAACAATCCCCTGAATTATATCGTGAATATTTGCTGGATGTGGTGAAAGATGAACGGCCTGCATCCGTGGAAGTTGTTACCAAGCAGATTATCACATCCACCCCTACATCACCAATGTCATTGCCGTCTATCTGGTCATTAGGCAAAGGTCATGTTGGGTTCGATTATTGCGAACAACGTCAACTATCACGCATTGCTATGGAACATTTATTCTTCACCGATGAATGGACATCATGGATTCGTGATTTAGGGTGGGCATACAAAATGCCTGAAGATTATGCACCGCGTCTAGTCTTACCATGGTTTGATAGGAATGGCTCATTGTTGGGCGCACAGATGCGTAGAATCGACGTTTCTGGTAAAGATGGCCGATACGTCACATTCAAGCGCGACGACGACGTAGACAAGATTTATGGCTTAGATCGCGTGAATTTTCACGAAACTATTTACATTGTCGAAGGCCCAATTGATTCATGGTTTTTACCTAATGCGGTCGCGTCCATGGATTCAGACTTATATCGGATTAAAGAAAAATACTTCCCGCACCATCACGCAGTGTTAGTGTGGGATAACGAACCGCGCAATAAAGAAGTTGTGCGGCATATACAACACGCCGTGAAACAGCACGTTCCTGTTGTTATTTGGCCGAACCATATTGAACAGAAAGATTTAAATGATATGGCCAAAGCAAATATAGATTGTCAGCAGATTGTGAAAGATTATACATTTGAAGGCTTACATGCCAGTTTGGAGTTTACACGATGGAACCGATTGAAAGAGATATCTTAGACCACGGAAAAGTAGTATTAATTGACGTGTTTGGTAATGACGAGCGTATTGCTACGATTGCCCGCACCTCCTATAAAAAAGGCACAAAGCCAGTCAACGCTGATCGAGGTTTATTACGATATCTCATGAAGCATCGTCATACTAGCCCGTATGAGATGGCTGAAGTATGTTTTTTTCTTAAACTACCCATTCTTTCAGCACGGCAGCTAGTTCGTCACCGCACCGCTAACATGAATGAATTGTCAGGTCGATACAGCGAAATGCAAGATGAATTCTGGATTCCTGAATTAGAAGACTTGGGGCCGCAATCGGTTATCAATAATCAAGGACGTGGTGAAATGGTCAATGAAATTGCGGCCAAGAAAGCCCGTCAGAATATTATACTTGCATCGGAAGATGCGTTTGAAACGTATGACGCCTTGCTAAATGTTAGCAACGTATCACGTGAAGTGGCTCGTTCTGTATTGCCATTAAACACCTATACCGAATTATACTGGAAATGCGATTTACATAACTTTTTCCATTTCGCAAAGTTGCGTATGGATAAACATGCACAGAAGGAAATTCGCGAAATGGCGACCGCTATGTATGAGCTAGTGAAGATGTTTTTCCCGATTTCCGCAGAAGCGTTTGAAGACTATATACTATACGCACACACGCTGTCGCGCCTTGATATCGATCTTCTGAAGATGTGTCTAACCGGTCAAACACCCACACTTGAAGCAGCAACGGATATCGGCATGTCGAAGCGTGAATATTCTGAATTCATGGCATGGTTCAATGCCTTAACCCAATAATTCGAAAGGCTCGTATGTCTAGTTCCGTCGAAACAAAATCAATTTATAACGACTTTATTACTCCATGGTCAACCGTAGGGTATTTGACCTATAAACGCACGTATTCTCGTCGTTTAACCGACGATATTAACGGTCCCACTGAAGAATGGCAAGATACCATCAGTCGTGTCATTAAAGGCGCAAACGAACAGCTTGGTTGCGGGTTTACTGCCGATGAGCAAAATCGTCTTCGCTATTACATGACCAAACTCAAAGGAAGCGAAGCTGGCCGATTTTTGTGGCAGTTAGGCACGTCCACCGTTGATCGTCTAGGTCTTCCATCACTACAGAATTGCGCGTTTGTGGTTGTCGATAACCCAATTCGACCATTTACATGGACGATGGACATGTTGATGTTAGGAAGCGGTGTTGGCTTTAATATTCAGCGCGAACATGTGTCAAAGCTTCCTCCTGTGAAGAAGAATTTTAATGGTCCGATTCGCCGGGATGAATCGGATGCGGATTTCATCATTCCGGATACGCGTGAAGGATGGGTTGCGTTACTTGAGCGCACATTAGAAGCGGCATTTGCTCGTCGCAAATCTGCGTCATTTACTTATTCAACGCAGCTTATTCGCGGCAAGGGTGCATTGATCAAGGGTTTTGGTGGGGTTGCTAGCGGCCCAGAAATTCTATGTGAAGGTATTGCGGACATTTCAAAAGTATTAGAAAAACGCGCAGGCAAGAATCTTCGACCAATTGATTGTTTGGACATTATGAATATTATCGGGAGCATTGTTGTTGCAGGTAATGTTCGTCGTAGCGCCCAACTCGCCATCGGTGATCCTGACGATATTGAATATCTTCTTGCCAAGCGTTGGGATTTAGGTAACATTCCACCATGGCGTAGCATGAGCAATAATAGTGTGG